AAACACATATACAGTATCTCGTTTTATTGATAAGTTGAAAAAACAATATCCGGGATATGATTTTGAGGTATTAAAAGCGGATGGTGAGCCCGCAGATTCTCGTATGACGTTAGCAACAGTGAGAGATACATACAGTGAATGAAATATTCATCTAAAATAGATACCAACCATCAATATTCAATAACGAATAGGGGGTTGGTATTTTTTATTTGCAGGAAAGATATGCAGAGTTCCCATAATGGTATTGGAGCAGATTGCTAATCTGTCGGTCGTTAATTCGGCTTGTGGGTTCGAGTCCTGCACTCTGCGTTGTGTCAACACTTGTGCAGAAACCAATGTCGGCAATGGAAGAACAGAAACTAGCTGTTGGCATTATCAATTTACTCTCGGCAAACATCATTAGTGATGGTTCGAGAACGGTATAACAAAGTCCGTATGAACTGTACAAATACAGCAACAAAAGCAGTTCAAACCGTAAGTAGATGCTGTGAACTTGCGGTATCGGATAGTAGTTCAGTTGGGAGAATACTTAGTGCGCTAAGAGGTCATGGGTTCAAATCCTGTCTATCCGATTTATTTGGTCAATGGTATGCGGTTGATTTTAAGGAGGCTGTATGTGCATGACAATTATTGAATATGCAGAAAAATTAGGGTATAAACTTAATTCAGCGCAAATGATGCTTTTGAATAAAATTCAAGAAGCGAAAGAACGTGATCTGCAACTGTTTATCTGTTGTCCACCTCGGATGGGAAAAATGAAGATTGCAGATATAGTTGAAAAATACAATAAATAATACATTACCGGCTACAAACAGTTGTAGTCGCTAACCTGAAACAATTACAGGCAGATTTGCGAAGGCATCTCTGCTTTGATGGAGGTGTCTTTTTTATGTCAGAACAAAACAAGAAAATTATAGCAGGCCTGCATCGAAAAGACCTAACTAATATAAAATTTGCTAGCGCATTGCTTGATATGGCGATCGAGGAAAAGAAGAATGATTTGAATTTTGCATTGCAGCAGGCAAAGGAAGTACAGCAGATTGCGGCAAGGGAGAGTCGAAAGAAGAATAGCATTGAGTTCGCAACCCTGTATTGGAAAGCTACTCTGATGCTGGCACCGTATTTCTTTGAGGATTTTCTGTATTACATGGAAAAGGATCGGGCACCGGACAAGAGATTTTATATGCCACGCAGACGAACACTGAAAGTGGTAGTTGATGATTTGCAGGACTTGGAAGATGGCAAGTTGGATTTTTATGGGTTATCCATGCCCCCTCGTGTCGGCAAGTCCACAATATGCATTTTCTTCATGGCATGGGTCATGGGAAAGCGTCCCAATAGCCATAATGCGATGTCAGGACACAGTGGTATCTTGGCAGATGGATTTTATGGTGAAGCACTTAATCTTATGGAATTGGATGTACCGGAAGAAAAAAGACAGTATCATTTTCTGGATATATTCCCACAGACATTTTTGCAAAAGAAGTCAGCAGAAAAGAAAGAAGTGACTTTGAACGATCCGGATCGTTTTGCCACATTAACCTGTCGTGGTATTGATGGTACATGGACGGGTGCAGTTGATATTTCTTGGGACGGTTATCTGTATGTCGATGATATGGTCCGTGACAGGCAGGAGAGTTTGTCTCCGTCACGATTAGAGGGCAGATACCAGGATTATCTTAACTTGCTTGTTGATCGTAAGAATGACGGTACAAGAGAATTGATGGTAGGTACTAGATGGAATATTCTGGATCCGCTTGGCAAAGTAGAGAAACAGTACAAGGATAACCCACGATACCGTTTCAGAAAGATTCCAGCACTTAATGAGAATGGGGAGTCCAATTTTGTTTACGACTATGGCAAGGGATTTTCAACGGAATATTTCCTGAATGTGAAGAGTCGTTTGGATAAGAACGAATGGGAGGCGAAATATCAGCAACGCCCATTTGTGCGTGAGGGATTGCTTTTTGCAGAGGATGAATTGCAGACGTACAATGGCGTGTTACCGCCTGAGAGTAGTTTGATCCGTGTATTGGCTGCCTGTGATGTGGCTTGGGGCGGCGGTGACAGTCTGTCGATGCCGTTTGGGTACGAATATGATGACGGCTATATTTACATTCCGGATTGGATTTTTAACCGGGGGGATAAGACGGTAACACAGCCGATTGTGGTTGGAAAAACATTGTATCATAAACCGCAGATGGAACATTTTGAGGGAAATAACGGTGGTGATGAGTATGCGGACAAGATTGACGACATGCTCCAAAAGGAGGGATACAAATGCAGCATATCTTCCAGCAAGGCACCAAATACCATGAGCAAGCTGGCAAAGATCATTCAGTATGCACCAGATATAAAGAGAAGATGTAAATTCCTTGCGGCTAATAAGAGGGATAAAGAATATCATGATGCGATGGATGAGTTAAATATGTTTGTGCAGATTGGGAAGAACGATCATGATGATGCAGCAGATGGAATTACACAGTTAGTAATGCTTGCAAATGGGGCTACCATTTGTAAAGCGAATATATCACAGAGAACATTTTAGGAGGGGTTCATATGACGAAGGATATTTTGAAGCAGTATAGATTTTTATCGGAAGTGATCCGTAAGGACGAAGAGAAGCTGCAGCATTATAAAGATAATCCACCGGAGGCATATCTTGGAAAGGTGCAGTCTTCCAATAAGCAGTTTCCATATCAGAGAACCATGGTGACGGTGTGTGGCAGTGAGGTAAAGGACAGGAAATATTGGAAAGATAAACAGTATGAGTTGATCGTGAAACTGCATAATGAGCGTATCGAGCTGGAGAAGTTGCAGTTAGAGGTTGATATCTTCCTGACAACTATTTTTGATAGCAGGGATCGCTTGATCTTCGAGTATCTTTACCGGGACGGTATGACACAGCAGGAAGTGGCTGACAAGCTGTATATGGATCGGAGTACAGTGTCGAAGGTGGTTGATCGGTATTTAAATATTTGAGTAATAGTTGAATTTCAAAGAAGTACGTGATACTATAAATCTTGAAAAGGGGGACGATATAGTATGGGAGACATAAGACATAAAGTTAAATGGATGGTTGGTGGCGCTGTAATTGCGTCTGTATTTATATTATTTATATCACATTTTGGAATTTCAAATATAAATTCCATTGTGGTTAAAAATGATGGAATTGTAAAGTGTATAGATATAGGGATTTCTGCATTATCGATGTGGTCGATTTATTTTTTATACAGACAGATCAAATCTGAACACGAAAAGGGGAGAAGAGAAAAAGCTGCTGAATTATTATTATCGTGGACATTAAATGTAAAACCAGAAGCGAATAGTGCAATGAAAATTGTAGAATGTTTTAATAAGGAGCAGTGTGTTTCATTAAATAAAGAGGAAACATTTTCTGTTGATTGTATATTGTATAGTGAAATTGAGACAATAATTCCGAGCAAAAGGAAACCGGATATAGAAGAAAAAGATATGAAAGCACGGTGTGAAACTTGTAATGGCGACAGGAAATCCCAATGTGTACATGATATAGAGTTAACGGTTAAACAGGTAAAAAAATTAAGATACCTTATAATATCATATCTGAATCTTTTAGAATCAGTCCTAGTAGCATGGAAAAATGGTATTGCGGATAAGGATATTATAGAAGAGCAGTTTGCGTTTTTACTTAAACCAAAAGAAAATAAAAATTGTTTAGAAGATTTTAGAATTGCTTGTGGATCTGAGGTGGCTTATCCTGCAATTGAGACATTTTGCAGGACTTTAGAAGAAAAAAGACGGAACAAGTTGATTAAAAAGGATATAATTGAGTAAATAGGAGGACTGAAATGGAGTATAAAGTAGAATTATTTCAAAAAAATATTGACAGTGACAATAAAAGTGAATTTCAAGAATTATTAAATGTAAATGCGAGGGAAGGATGGAAATTAGAAAAAATAATACCTCAAATTGACAGTTACAGCGATTCATTTGAAGATGCATCAGGTTTTTCAGTTGATTGCTGTGCAAATATAGCAACTGATTCGATAGTGATGATTTTTTCTAAATAAAAACTTTTCACACAATTCACACTCAAATAATGCTAATTTGATAGTATGAAACAGTATCAAAGAGCCAGACGGTCTACAAACCGCCGCGGCTCTTTTTCTATGCATTTACATAATGCAATGCAGAAAGAGGTGGATTGTCGTGCAGTTTGGAAGAAAACAGATATTTACAGATGTAACGCAGATCACGAAGGATAATGTCATAAAAGTGCTTCAGGATGCCTTGATTGTACATGAGCAAAACCGCACAGCAATTAAGTTCCTGTTGGATTATGAGCGTGGTATTCAACCGATTGATGATCGAATCAAAGAGATTCGTCCGGAAATCAATATTAAGGTAAAGGACAATATGGCTGCGGAGATCACAGAGTTTAAGTTGGGGTACGAATGGGGATCGCCAATCCGATATGTACAGCGAGCCAACAAGGGAATCCGGGAAAATAACAAAGATGCGGACAATGTCGGTATCGCAATGCTCAATGAGATGATGGAGGAAGAAAACAAGCCATCTGCAGATCAGGAGCTGGCGAGGTTTATTGAAATCTGTGGAGTTGGATATCGGCTGATTAAGGCAAAGCCGGATCAGTATCGGTTTGGAAGTTCGGTTGTGGATATTCTGACGTTAAATCCAATGAATACTTTTATCGTGTATTCCAATGATGTGTATCGCAGACCAATTATGGGCGTGTCATACATCACCGATCAGAATGGAAATTCTACCTATGGTTGTTATACAGAGGACACCTATTATGAGGTCGAAAATATTATCAAGATGACTAAAGAAAAGAAGCGTGCAAAGTGGTTTGTGTCCAATGGAAATGGGAGAAAGAATATACCGGCGGCAATCCCTATTGTTGAGTATATCAACGATTATGACCGAATGGGATGTTTTGAGCGTGTAATTTCGGAGATTGACGCCTTAAATATCGTAACATCGGACAGAGTGAATGATATTGTCCAGTGTGTGCAGTCATTGCTGTGGGTGCATAACGCGGAATTGCCAAAGGATGAGAATGGTAATTCCACCGTAAGAAACGGAGCATTAATCGAAACAAAGTCTACCGGCAATGGACATGATCCGAAAATGGCATATTTGTCGAAAGAAATGTCACAGGACGGGATCCAAACACTGATACAGAATTTTATTGATCGCATCCACGAAAAAACGAATGTGCCGGGACGGCAGGAGCAGGGCGGTGGTTCTACCGGATCGGCAATGAATTTATCAAACGGATGGCAGGCAGCGGAGCTTTCTGCATTGAAAAAGTCACAGTTGACTAAGAAGTCAGAGAAAGAATGTATTCGCATTATGTTGGAGATTTTCAACAATGATGTGGATGTGCCGGAAGAGGTGCGAAATTTGAAACTCGCAGATATTGAACCGAAGTTTGATAGAAACAGGACCTACGATCTGGCAACGAAAGTCAATTCCTGGGCAACTTTGATTCAGAACGGCGCTGATCTGCTCAAGGCAACAGAGCTGGCAGGCTTTACGACCGATGCACAGCAGTTTGTGCTGGACAGCGAGGAAATGGTCAATAAGCTTTTGGAAAGTAAATTGAAAGGATCAGAGCCTGTGGATACAGCATCGGAAGGTAAGGTTAATGATTCGGACGAACAGACAACAATGGATGGAAAGAATATGCCGGATATGTCAGATCAGCCGCAGGCAACTCCATTTGCCAATGCGTAGAGTGGGGGGATGAACGATGGGATTAACAAATTTTGATGAGTTAAATACTCTTTCAACGACCGAAACAACCAAGGACGATCGACACAAAGCCACCCGGAAAAAAATACCGATTCATGATTATTTCGAAAATATGCAGATCAGTGAAGAAGAGAAAGAAAAGCGTGTCCGTTTAGCAAATTTGCTGCTGGCGGATGTGCTTTTTTTATTTGCCTTGTCAAAACGAAACCAGGATAAACAGTATCTCTCAGAAGCATTTCAAAAGAGATACTTATCATCGGTGAAAAAGGTGGCAGAGCCGGATCAGAAAATGCAGCGATATATCCAGAAGGTGTGTGACAGTATTGTAGACACAACCTTAAAAGGTGGATCATTGACTAGCAGCAAAGCGAATAAACCACAGGATCCCTATGTGGTTTCTGTGGATCGAGCCACCAATGTAGCGGAGAATGAAGCTAATGCAATTTTGAATGGGGATGAATACATTACTGCTGTGAAAAATGGCTGTACTAAGAAGAGGTGGAAGTCCTACCGGGATGAGAGAGTCAGGGCAGATCATGCGGATGTAGATGGGCAGGTTGTCGATATTAGCCGCCCGTTTCGTGTTGGAAAATATATGATGATGTATCCGAAGGACGATTCTTTGGGAGCGGGTTTGGAAGAGATTGTGAACTGCCGGTGCTCGGTGGAGTATTTGCAGGATGACAAGCGGATATTAAAAGATGACGTAAAAAATGATAAAGATCAAGGCAAAGGTGAACAGACACTTTTTGTGGATGTTACAGAGGAATATTTGGAGCTTGGTAAAAAACTGGTGGGAACAGTGAGCGATGAGGAGGAATATGAAAAAGAAGGCAATACATATTCGGTAGATGGGAAAAATGTTGTTTTAGATTATTCAGAAAGTGAAAGGAGAATTGCACAGAGTTTGGCGGATTTACTTGGTGCAGATGTAAAAATGATTCCAAGAGTGTTGTATCCGCAAAAAGTATCAACGCCAGATATTTTTATAAATAATGAGCCGTATGATATAAAGGAGCCTATAGGACAGGGAAAAGCAGTTATATATAATATGGTTTCAAAGAAGAAAAGACAGGCTAACAATTTTGTTATTGATATTACAAAATGTCCATTGACAGTGGAAGAAATACGTGGACAGATTACGGACGTGTATCGTTCAAGTCATACAAAATTTATAGATAAGATAATTTTATCTAAAGATGGAAATATTCTCAATATTTATAAAAGAAGTAAAAAAGAGGAGTAGATGGCCTCGCCCAAATATGGGGGCAAGGTATCCACTCCTCAAAGATATCTTTGAGATATACTATCATTATATGGAGCAGATGTCAAATATATGTATGGCAAAAACAGACTTTCACACAATTCACATTTCCAATGTGTTATATTTTGTATAAGGAGAAATCCGAAAATTTAATATGATCAATGAAAGGCGTTTACCTCACAACTGAGATAAGCGTCTTTTTGTTGTGCGCTAGAGAAAGCGCAATACAAGTTTCGCGGACAATTGGAAATCAGAGAAGATTTTAAAACGCAATGATGATCAGAGAAGATCTGAAAACGCAGAAATGAGGTAGTGATATGAGAAAGAAAGAGTTTATTCCGATGAATTTACAGTTATTTGCAGAGCCTCCTGCAGGCGGTGACGGTGATGCTGGAGACACATCTGCGACAGGCGGAAAGTCTGGCGAAGGATCAAACAAAGCAGATCCGGATGATGAGGGCGATGACGGTGTCAGCCTTGCAGAACAGGTGGCACAGCTTAAGGTGCAGAATGCAAAACTGAAAAAGGCAAATGATAAGGCAACCAGTGAAGCGGCAAGCTACAAAAAGCAGTTGCGTGAGAAGCAGACTGCGGAGGAGATTGCTTTGCAGGAAAAGGCAGAGAAAGAAGCCGAGAGGGAGGAACAGTTTCAGAAGCTGCTTCGTGAAAATACAATTACAAAGTTTGAGAAGAATTTCCTTGCACTTGGATATCCTGCGGATCTGGCTGCAAAGGCAGCGACAGCACAGTGTGATAACGACACTGATGAGCTTTTCAGCATTCAGCAGACTTTTATCGAGGAAAAGGAAAAAACAATGAAAGCTGATTGGATGAAGTCTATGCCGAATCCACCAGCTGGAAACTCAGATGATGATGAAGATGCTTTTTTGAAAGGTTTCAACATGTAAACAAAGATTTGAAAAGTGAGGTATGATTATGGCAGTAAATTATGCAAGCAAATATTCACAGAATGTAGATGAGAGATTTTCTACAGGCTCCTTGACTAATGGAATTGTAAACGGTGAGTTTGACTGGATCGGAGTGTCCACGGTTAATGTGTATTCCATTCCAACATCAGCAATGAATGATTATTCATTGTCTGGTACAAATCGTTATGGTACGCCGGAGGAACTTGGTAACGAGACTCAGGAAATGACTCTCAAACAGGATCGTTCTTTTACTTTTACGATCGATCGCAAGAATTATGATGACACAATGATGGTGATGGAAGCTGGAAAGGCTTTACGCCGTCAGATTGATGAGGTTGTCATTCCGGAAGTAGATACATATCGTATTTCAACATTGGTTGCTGGTGCACCGGTAGCAAATGTAAAAACGCTTGCGACTACTAAGGAAAACGCTTATGAAGAGTTTTTGGCAGTGCAGGGCATTTTGGATGATAATGAAGCTCCACAGTTTGGACGAGTGGTATTGTGCACACCTGCATACTACAATAAGATCAAGCTGGATGAGTCGTTCACCAAAAAAGGTGATATGGCTACACAAATTGCAATTACCGGCATTGTAGGTGATATTGATGGGGTACCTGTTATTAAGGCTCCTACGAATAGATTCCCTAAAAATGTTGATTTTATCATTACGAATGCGATCGTTATGCCATCGCCAGTTAAATTGCAAGAGTACAAGATCCATACAGATGCACCTGGTATCTCTGGTTGGCTTGTAGAAGGTCGTGTCAGATATGATGCTTTTGTATTAAAAGAGAAGGCATGTGCAATTGGTGTTCATAAGAGCGCAGAGTAGGAGGCGGAAATATGTACAAAGTTGAAAAAGATGGAATGACCAATGAGGTTGAAAGTAAGGTGCAGTTAGAGGCATTTATCAACAGCGGATGGAAACAGCTGAAAGAGGAAAATGTGGTTGTTGAGAATGTGGCAGAGGATAAGAAATCAGGCAGAAAGCCAAAGGCTGCTACAGAGGAAAAGGAGTAGATTATGACTGATGAAGAGAAGGATGTCCTGACAGAAGAAACGCTGATCAATGAGATTCTGTCGGAATTGAAAATTGAATTGGAAGTAGAATCTGAGCAGGATATTCTTCTCTTGCAGTCAAAGATCAAGGGGGCTGTGCGGGAGGTAAAGCAGAAACGCAATTATGCAGGACGCTACACGGAGGAATATGTGGTCAACGATCTGCAGAATTACTTTTCCAATATCAAAAATCTTGCCATGTACGATTATGGCATGATTGGTGGCGAGTTCCAGAAGTCCAATTCGGATAATGGAATTTCCGTCAGCATGGAAAGTAGAGACAGTATTTTTGCGGGTATTGTGTCGATTGCACAGGTCTATTAGAGAATCAAGTGGTACGCTTGGCGATTCCTTAGAATCTCTCCTTATGTCAAGCAGGGCGGTATCTATGTGGAGGCTGGGAGCGATACCAATTATGGGGAGAGATGTTTATGCGAAAGCAGTTAAAGAGAAATAAGCGCAAAATGTATTATGCGCTGTATGATAAGCAGATGCCGGTAGGCGATGACGTGCTGGAGTGTAAAGCCGGATACAAGAAGCCAGTGGCATTCCGGGCAAGCCTTAGTACGGGACAGAGCAATGCGCAGGAGAATCCATTTGGAACATCGGTGGACTATGATCGAATTATCTGCAGTACAGATATGAGTCTGCCAATCACGGAAACAACGCTTTTATGGATTGGAAAGGAGCCGTCATATCTTGATGATGGTTCTGTGGATCCGTCCAGTGCAAACTATAAGGTGGCGGCACATCCGTTGGATGGAATGCAAAGTCTGCGTATTGCCGTGAAGCTGATTGCACAGAGTGTTGTGGAAGATATGGAACAGGAGACAGAGAACACTACAGAAGAGCCGGGGCGGGATTCGAGTAGTGATTTAGAGGATTGGTAAAGGAGAGATTGAAAATGAAGAAGTTATTTATTAGTCAGCCTATGAATGGAAAGACGGAAGAGGAAATTCTTGCAGTAAGGAAGAAAGCTATCGAAAGTGCAGAAGTTGTGCTTAATGAGGATGTTGAAGTTATTGAATCATATTTTGAGGACTATAACCCAGACAAAGGGTGTGTACCTTTGAAGTACCTTGCAAAGTCATTGGAATTACTGGCTGATGCAGATGTGGCATATTTTGATAGAGGCTGGGAGAGTGCAAGAGGTTGCCGTATTGAAAATCAGTGTGCTATTGAGTATGGTATTGATACGATAGAAGATTATACAAATGGTTCTTTGGAACAGGGATATAACTTCGGTACTGCTCTTGAAATTTTGAAACATGGTGGTAAGGTTGCCCGTGAGGGTTGGAATGGCAAGAAACAGTACATTCAGTTGGCAACAGGCATCTCTTATTCGTCACCAGATGGAGAGATTGTAAATTGTGAGCATGATGCAATTGGTAATAAAGCAATTGCTTTTGTCGGAACATCTGGTGTGCAGATGGGATGGCTTGCATCACAGGCTGATATGCTTGCAGAGGATTGGGTTGTTGTAAAGTAGGTGATTGCCATGCCAACACAAATAAATTTCACCTACGACAGCCTATCATCTATTGACGCTGCCATTAAAGAAATGCAGGCATATCAGGAACAGCTTACAAATAAATGTCGTATTCTTTCTCAGCGTGTGGCGGAGATTGGTGTGGAGATTGCCAGAGTGAACATCGCGGACTTTGACGCAATCTACAGCGGTGAGCTGTTATCAAGTATTCGTGCAGAGTACAGTGGTTCTGTGCCGGATGGTGCAAGCTGGCTTGTGATCACGGATTGTCCGTGGGCGGCATATGTGGAGTTTGGTACAGGCGTCGTAGGTCAGGAATCCCCACATCCGGATACTTCCATTGTGGGGTGGAAATATGATATGAATCAGCATGGCGATATGGGTTGGTATTATTTTAAGGATGGCGAATGGCATTGGACAAAGGGAATGCCAAGCCGTCCTTTTTTGTACCAGACCGGTATGGATCTGCGGGAAAGAATAGAGGAGATAGCGAGGGAGGTGTTTGCCGGTGCTTAGCGTATGGAACAAGGTTAATAAGCGTATGATGCAGAGGCTGAAAACAGATCCGGATGCACCGTATCCGAAGTTGTATCTGACTTCTACGGATTCATCCAGTGCACCGACACAGTTTCCGTGTTTGTATATCAAATCGCTTGGAGAACCCACAGCAGGCAGAGACTTCCAGAATACGCAGTGCTACATCACATCCACGATCGAGTTACATGCGTATTCGGCAGCATCGCCAAATGGATCGCAGACAGAAGCGAGAAAGATCATGGATGCGGCAGGAAATGTGATGCTTAGCATGGGGTATGATCTGATTGCTGGTCCGTACCCAGATAACCGGGAGTATTTCCGGATCATTGCAAGATTTCGCAGGATTGTAGGGGACGGCGATGAGTTGTAAAAAATAAATATGGAATAAGAAGATCATTGATCTTTTTATGATAGAAACAGTAAATGAAAGAACTTCGAGATTTCGGGGTTCTTTTTGTTTTCCAAAAAGGAGGAAAAGCAGATGGATTTATCTACGATAGGAGTGAAATTTGGATGGGCTGTTGAGGAGACAGCTGGAACCAAGCCAAAGGCATTTACTTGGATCAAGCGATGCAGCAAGATTGCCGGGATCAATGTCACTAAAGATAAGATCGATGTATCCTGTTTTGAGGATAAGATCAAACAGTACATTGCTGGTGTTGGTGATACTGGTGGAGACTGGAATCTTAACTTCAACGGGTCAACAGATTTTGTTACGGCTTGGGATGCATTATTAGATGCATCTTTGGAAGGTAAGGCGGCAGGAAAAGCTACATGGGCAGACATTTATATCCCTGGCTTTGGTTCTTATTTTCTTAAGTTTGAACCGGGAGAGATTCCTATGCCGGATTTAGAACCTGGTAGTAAATTGGATATCCAGATTTCCAATGTCATCAATGAGTACGATGGACTTGGAGAATCTATTGAGCCAGTGGCAGCTTAAGCAGTTGCTAGAGCAACATGATATTTTTTTGAGGGGGGACAAATCAGTGTCCCCTTTCATGAGAAAGAAAAGGAGAGATTTGATATGAACATTACAGTGAATGGTAAAGAGTATATTTTGGAATATACATTTGAAGCAGCAGAGTGTCATGAGTGTATTGATGCAGCAATGGATATTTTTGGCGGCATGATGACGGCAAAGATTGACAGTAAACATTCGGAAGAGATGCAGGTGAGAGATTTTCTGATGAGTCTTTCAGATCTACCAAGAATGGCAATGGACATGTTTTATGCTGGTTTACTGGAAAATCACGGAACGG